AGAAACGAAATTTCGAAACCAAATCCCAGAATGCGTATGGTGAAAACTTTCCCATACTCATAAGTGTGATATGTGATTGTGGTGCGCAGATCCAGATCCAGTCCGTAACTGCAGCCATCGTATTCCCCGTAATAGCGGCGTAACAAAATTTCAAACGGGTGAAACCATTTTGTCATGCGGCAGTAATTATTTTTTTTCATCCGGGTTCTCCCAGGGAACAATGTCTTTGTTTTTCAAATTCAGGTAAACATATTCAGGATTCAGGACCGGATTACCGTGTGGATCTGTGTATGTACGGTGTATCAAATCGTATTTGTATCCGTGGTCCGTGAGATAATCAAACACGTCTTGATTATATTTAAAACTATTCTTTTTTGTTTTTACTTCCTCGAAGTCTTCGTGTCCCCAGAATTTGGTGAAATATGTTTTGTAGATGCTGTCTACAATATCACCAAACTCGTCCATTATTTTACGTAACTGGAGGTGGCGCTCACGCAGCCATCTGCAATCGCGTTAAGAACTTTGAGGGCCAGTGCTGGATCATTTCCAATTTGCCCGTAAAGATTGCGATACACGTCGCTAAGACTGGCAGCGAAGTTTGTCCAATGTGTTTTCTCCGGGAGAAAATTGGCCACAGCTTCATCCAGGTCGTCTGCAGATGGTACAGATCCACTGCTCAAACTACGAACCACATTAGCAACATCATGAATCATCTTGGCTTTGGTAATGCGATCTTCGGGGCTGACAGCTCCTTCAAGTACTGCTGTGCAGGCGAGGTTAACTGCAGGTTTCACATATGGAAGTGCCTGCTCGATCTTTTGTTGGACTGTGGTTCCGCCAGTTGATCCGGATCCACCTCCGCCGTTATTGGTGGCACAGCTGGATAGAAACATTGCGAAGGGTAAAGGAAGTAACCATTTGAGTAGTTCATTAATCATGAAAGTATTTACCGCCTGTCAGTCCAAAACAACAATTCTTGCCAAAATAAAATATATAATCTTTTTTATTTGAATAAATCTTTAAGGGCTTCCATCCAATTGAACCCCACATCCCCTGCATTTTCCATCAACAACAATTCCTCTTCACTTGGTGTGTGGTCTTCTCTCATCACCTTGTGTTTGGAATTTCTTTTGTCCACAACCATATGTATCTCACGGGTTATGGAAAAATCAATTATTTTAATTATTTTTTATATTTTTTTATCGAAACATGCTGTTTCGGCTTCGTTTGCCGTCAACCTTGCTGGTATCATAGTCATGACATCTGCTTGGATTCAATCCCAGTGCCCGCATTACACTCTTCCATCCGTCTCCATGGCCATCGTCTCCGAAAACCTTATAAGCAACAAGATGTGCCACTTCATGAGGAATGGTATCATTCATGAAATCCTCAATATTCTCTTTGCATAGCTGTTCATTCAGTTGGATACGCCATTGCTGTAGCCATGCACGACCTGCAGTGCTGCCAATGATTACCCATTCCAATTTGGGAAAATCGAACTCGGCACCATACTCCTCGTTCAGCTCTTCCAGAACCTGCCACACCCGATGAGTGGCTCGTTCTTTCATGGCTGTAACATCAAGCATCTGGCTTGTTTCCCCATTCTGGATTCCAGTCCGATTGAACCTGCTTGTTCTTTTCTTCCATCACCATCAGTTTGTATCGGCATGTGGCTTCCACCAAGAATATCTCAATGGCTTGCATGGTTTCGCTATCCACATCTGATAATATTTCCTTCTCTAGTTTTTTGCTTAATCTGTTGTTCATGTTGCTAGCTTGGTCAATTATTTCACAAATGTCAATATTAAAAATAGTTCTTCGACCCTCTACGCTCATGATTTCGTAAAGGAATATCCTGCTCCTCTTTCGCCTCTGACTCTGGGCGTTGGCAGGTTCATCCTCTTATGGGAGCTAGTCAGACTCGCCAAGAGAAGTGTTGGCGTTCCGTTATACATAACCAATGTCTCCATTGGAAACTTTCCAGAACTGCAACCTTTCGGTCAACCTTCTCCGATATCGAAGAACTATACGCTTTGTATACTATCTGATTTTATTGTCAATAATAAAAGAGCCGGATGTCGGATTTGAACCGACGACCTGCGGTTTACAAAACCGCTGCAACTACCGCTGTGCTAATCCGGCATTGGGCAGAAGTGGATTCGAACCACTGAAGGCGTGAGCCAGGAGATTTACAGTCTCCCCCGTTTGTCCACTTCGGTATCTGCCCATGATTATTATATATTCTATTTTTTTAAAAATAAATGATTGTGGGCAAAGAGGGATTCGAACCCCCAACCAAGGCATTATGAGTGCCCTGCTCTAACCGTTGAGCTATTTGCCCAAATACCTCCGATTGGATTCGAACCAATATTGCGCCCTCATCTAGGGCTTCACGAGTATAAGTCGTGTGTCTTAACCAGTTAGACGACGGAGGCAAAGCTCTACGCCGTCTTTTCTATTCGAGTCTGGTGTTTGAATGGGGGCTTCCATACATAACTGCCCCACATCTTCATCTTTAATTGTTGTTTGGCTTGAGCAAATGCCTTGGGCTTCATCTTCTTTGATCGCATTCGGGCTTCTTCAATCACACATTCTTCCTGCACTTTACCACTAAACTTTTTAAGACAACGAGCAAACGAATCGTTGCTTTGTCTTTCCCTTTCACTCACCTTCATGTTTACTCGGTCTACCATATTCTTAACCTTATATACCTTTCTGGGTTGATTGTCAATTAGTTTTTAAAATCAAACTCATATTGTTCAGCCATGTATCTGCCCCGCATCTTTTCATTCAACAATGCTTGTTCGGCTTCCAACATATTTACCATCAGTTTTTCTTGCCACAGATCATCGTTACCATGCATGACCAGTTCTTGATAGTCTTTTAGTATTTGTTCCAATACTTCAGTTGCTCTTTTCATGCAATCTCCTTTTCTGTTGTATAGCTATCCTCATAATCGAATGCTTCATTTGCATCTTGAGGATGATTTCGCAAATAGTCAATCCTTTTCTGTGCCATGTTTAGCAGTTCGTCTACCGGTATATTATCAAAAGTTCCGATAGGTGTCTCCATTTCAAACCACATTCTTGCAACATAATTAACCACCATCATTTGGTTTGCTCCCGATATTTTTTAATGAAGTCATGAGCAGTCATCATGCTTTCATCAAAGTGTCGGGTGCGATATTCATGTGGAGTATCCTCGTCAGCTTGGCTCATCAGTTCCGCAAGTATATCCACACTCTCGTTTAATAACTTTTTATATTTTATATCTTCTTTCATTTGTCCTCCTATATGGAAGGTGGGGGATTAAACCCCACCCTCCATTTGAGCACCACCTGCTTCACCAACATCATCTCCACCTTCCTCACCCTCACCCGCACCTTCCTCGTTGGCTTGGGCGAGACTAGCTTTGCCAGCATCGGTAAGTTTGTAGACTGCTTCCTCTCCTCGACCTTCCTTCATCACCTTGCCCTCCCGAATGAGTTGTCGGATGATGAGATAACCCCGCTGAACATTTCCATCTACAGCGTTGGTTACATCGGTTTGGGTCAATGGCTCGGCAAGCGAGAGAACCTTTTTCAAATCCTCTTGCCAACGCACTTTGCGAGGGTCAATTTGGGCAGGGGCAGTTCCATCATTCACCCGAATTGCATTATCCAAATCGAATCCGTTGTGTCCTAGACGAAGCTCAACATTATAGAGTCTGCCATAGCGATTCTTTGTGCTGTAAATCACACGCACATCTTCATCGGTCACGCTGGAACGCATCATAAAGTTTGCGTCCACGGCGTGAGGAATGAGGGTAGAACCCCGATAGTTGTTGCTCTTTGTGACGTGAAGAATCAATCCAAGAACACACTCTGTCTTTTTGCTAGACTTAATCATTTCATGGAGACAATAGCTTTCCTTCTCCCTAGCATTCATCTTCTTTGCCGTGGTGAGACATTGAAAGCTATCCACTACCATCACATCCACTTGGCTCATCATTTCAATTACCTTGTCTACATCAGTTTGAATTGCGATGTTCACATCCTTCAAACCGAGACGACGACAAGTATATGCCAACATCTCACGGCTTTCTTCACCAGAGATATAAGCAGTTTTGATTCCTACCTTGGTCATGCAATTAAGCATTTGAAGCAGGAAGGTTGTCTTACCAAGACCAGCACCAGCCGCGAGTGTAAAAACTGTAGATGGTAGCAAACCTTCGCCACCGAAGATTTTATCCAACATCTCATTTCCAGTTTTCAAACGGCGGTTGAAAAGATCGGGGATAACGATCTCGCTAACCTTCGTAAGATTGGTTTCGTTGTGGGAGAGGTTCATCACCGCTCCGCTGTTAGGTGTAGTTGCTGTTGTGTTGCTCATAGGTTGGAGAGTGACAGATTTTGAAAATAATACAAGAAAATAATCTTATATTTTATGGG